CTGGTGGACTGGTCATCTAAGTATAGGTGACACATGGATTCAATTCTTTAATTATGGTCTCTTTTTCCGATCCACCGTGCAGCAAAGGGGTTGCTGCCGGAAGTTGTGGATCTTATTCGGTGGTTATGAGAGTTATCAGCCTCCGGAGGTTGAAAGATGGGGCCCGATGGAAAAAGACCTTCCTGAGCGTGTGATAGTACCTGTTTCTGGATCTGGGCAGCCTGAGCCCGAAACTACTCCCTATCTACGTTATAAACCAGAGGGGGAACTTGATTTTAAAAAGATTGCTAAGATAAGTAACAAAACGCTATAGTTTTATTCCAACAATTCCCCTGTTACAGCCTAGCAGTTTGCTTCCCTGCAGTATATATCCTAGCAAGGAACACCAGTTTAAACTGGTTGCTCCTTTGTTGACTCTTCAGGTAAACCCTTTTACCCCTTCGAGTGGGACTCCAGGCACCCTCGGAATATCGTCTCAGTTTTCACATCTCGAATGTATAAGTACCCCAAAATTGATATGGAGGATTAGGAACAGGCTGAAAATGTTTAGTCCTTTGCCGAATGGTGCGAGCCCGTGCTCGACCAGATCGCTTAGAACATATAATTGAGCCATATGACAACAGAAGAGTGGATCGACACGAAAGTGGCATGGCCGCCCGGCAAGCGGAAAATGTATTCTAGCGCTATTAAAAAGCAGCTACACTCCCGCCGATGGAGGAAGCGGAAAACTTTTAGCCTCTTCCTTAAATAAGGAGAATAATATTATACCTCGGAGAATAAAGTGGAGTTGTTCGGCGCGAAGTCTCGTTCCCGATTGATCTATTCGGCAACACATGATACGCTAGGGCTTCCTTGTCTTATTAATAATAAAATACTCAAATCCTTAGCCCCTATTGTTCCGGGCTTTGTTTATGCCATGAACTACAAGGATCTTTTAGACCGTTTCCGGGGCATCACCTCCCCGGTTCTCGACATGGACGCCGCAAGTAATGACTATTAATAGCATGGCGTGTTGAAAAACATAATATAATGTGGCCTTCTATCGAGAATTTGGCCTAAAATTCTGGAGAGTACGCCAGACGTTCCCCATGTAGTTTGGCAAGGCCTTAAACCCCTTTTATTTGATACTGGTGCTAGGAGCCAGATGATCTATAAGCGGCAAAGGCTAATTAAGATGAATCAGGACGGTATGCTTTAAACAGGCGATAGCACTACAACCTGGTTCAATACGCTGAGTATAATCTTGTACCTCAATTGGTATTTGAAAGATTTCCCCGGCTTTGAACGGTCTGACGGCCTGATCCTAGAAACTCCAAATTCAGGTTTGGCCGTCGGTGGTGATGATTAGTTGCTTTGGCATCCGCAAATTAATGACCTTTTCAATAGAATTTATGAATGCGTGGGCCTCGAACGCGCCCATCCATGTCTGTAAAGGTTCTGTGACCCAATGACAATTCACCCCTCCGGTGAAGCCTTTTCCTTTCTATCACTTTAGATAAAACCGGGCTAGCGTTCTAGCCTTATACGGGATCCTCAGAAAGTCCTCCTGCAATCATAATCCTATACAGGGAAAGACAATAACCTGTTGAAATGCCCACTTAAACACTCCACGTTGGTAGCTAAGTGCCTGGAGGCCTGTATCGAGCCTGGGAGCATTTAGGACCATTGTGTGGAATTCCGCAGGAGGATAGGTACACCCTGGAGTATAAAACGGTTCGTCTAGAGGACTCCAGAGTTTTATTGGAAATTCGCTAATCGTGAGGTGGTTCCCTTTTAGGACCCCCTCCTTCTGGACGTCTTAACCCGGATATACGGACTCAGCGTGTCAGACATAGCTTCGGTTTATAATTAGTTTGCTACGCTTAGCTATGGAGACCGTTTAGTTTTGCCTAGATGTTTGATCTAGGATCTTAAGAACGTACGTAAGGCCGCTTCAGGTTTTCATTTGTCTCGGCAGTCATCCGCCGCGTCATTGTAAATGAAGAAAGCGAATGCTAAACCTTCAAAGCGAAGAAAGTAAAGAAATAGTAGGAGAACAACTGTTGTGCAGTACGTCCAAGCCCGCCCAAAGCGTGCCCGGCCTAGTAGGGCCCAAGCTCAGTAACTTCATGACTCCCTCCACGGACCTGCGTGGGGTCTTGATGGTAGTATCAGGAGATGGGAAGCCAGTATACGTTATCCAGAGCTAGTTCGTAATGTTCAGATTCCGGCCCCGTTTATAGCGAGAAGTGCCACTTGCCACTGGCAGTAGACGGCCACTTTGACTGCCAATGCTAGCGGAGCAGGTCTCTTCTTGTTCGATCCCCTTTATTCACCAACGGCGGGAGTTACCACCGACATAGCAAACTGGTACTCGACCGTGAGTTTCGCCGATGGTGCGTTGAGTCTTGCAGGTGCGGGTATACCCCACCCGTTTAGTAGTGCTAGCGGTACACCGGTCTAGGGCTTTTCGTTCCGTGCCGTGAGTTATTCACTCACAGTCACACCAATTATGTCGATGACATCCTAGACAGGATCGGCCACATATGGTTTCTCTCCCGGGCGTTCCTATTTAGGTTTCACCACTTGGGACGATGTGCGCGATGCGCCCGGTATTTGTTAAACCTCAGGCCTTTAGGAGGTTCGGATGACCTATGAACCGTAGGATCCTTAGGACCTAGTTTTTGAATACTAGAGTAATTATGTCGATAGGCAAGCCCGTACGCTCTTTTATCTTATAGAAGGAGGGGTTGCTGGCGGCAAGTATAGATGCGTCATGCATGTTAATTTTGAGTTCATTCCGATTAATGGAATGGACTTCTTCAACACTTAGATGACGCCAGTAGCTGATCAATAGTCTCGGGCTTTTGCTCGATCGTTACCAGACTCGGCCTTGGTGGGAGGTGGTTTTAACAACTCACAAGGTCGTAGC